TGGCACAGCTTGGGTGTCCGAATAGGAGGACACTAAATGCCTAGAGGCGGCGGTACATCAAACGGTGGAGTAATTGGACAAAAGAATAATACTTCTTTCGGGAAGAATACGGTTACCACTAAAACATGTTCAGGAACATTTACAACTCAACCAGGAACTACAATTGTTAAAACAGTTTTAGTAGGTGGTGGTGGAGGTGGTGGAATAAACACTGGCGGTGGTGGAGGTGGTGGAGGTTTAATATTAAGTCCATCATCTGTTTCAGTTTGTGGTGGTACGGGTTATCCAATTGTAATAGGTGCTGGTGGATCAGATGGACCTGGTGTAGCTCCAGGAAATGATACTACAGGTTTTGGTCTTACAGCAAAAGGTGGTGGAGCTGGTGGATGTAATTCACCTCCAGGAGCAGCAGGTGGATCTGGTGGTGGCGGTGGTGGAGGTGGAGGCACTTCGCCTACTACAGGTGGAGCAGCAACACAACCTTGTCAACCAGGAATATCAGGATCAGCAGGATTTGGAAATGCAGGTGGACCAGGAGGTCCTTGTACGGGACAAGTTGGAGCCGGTGGTGGTGGAGCTGGTGCTATCGGACAACCAGGAAGAGTTCCAGAATCAGGTACAGCTGCTGGAGGAACAGGTAAAGATGTAAGTCCAGATTTTCCAACTGCTCCAAACTCAGGAATATATGCAGGTGGTGGAGGTGGTGGAAAATGGGCTCCTCAACCCGCACCAAATTATACAGGTGCCGCTGGACCAGGTGGTGGAGGTGCAGGAACAAATGGTCAATCAACTGCAGCTAGTGGAACTGCAAACACTGGCGGTGGTGGAGGTGGTTCAGGTTATGGTCCTGGTTTATCTACTGCAGCTGGTGATGGTGGCTCTGGTATAGTTATCGTAAAAGAATTAAACAAAGCAAGTGGTGTGTGGTCAATGCAAAGTCAATTTCAAGCCAAG